AATTTGGAGCAAGGATCGATTGCCGGGAATTACAACTTCTTTTCCGCAACCATCGCATTTCTGAATAGTCCCGCTATTGATCATGTCATTAATGTCACTCAGTCGTGAATGGAGATCACATAATTCAGCAAATGAATCCTCGGATAAAATATTAAGATGGCCCCTTGATATGACCGTTGGCGCTATCTTGTCCCAGTATGCCGAGGCCTTCTCATTGAGTCCGGCGGGGCGGTCAATGGGGAAGACAGGCGCTTGCAAGGTCTTCTTAGCCTTCTTTATTACCGGCAATCGATCCTTGCTCCAAATTGATGATAAATGGTCTATTAAAGACGGGATTGAGACGGCCTGTTTTAAAGAAAGCGCCTTGTCTGACTTGAAGCGGAAATATTCCCGGCAGTTTCTTGATTATTCGAAGCAATTTTATTTGACGCCATTGTCGAACCGGGGAAACTTCGGGCTCGATAACGGTGAGGAAAAGAAAGACAATGAATTTTTCGATTAAAAAAGCGGACCGTGTTCGGCGGTTTATAGAAAAATACTGCACCTATTCAAGTGGAGAATGGGCGGGGAAGCCGTTTCGTTTGCTTCCGTGGCAATGGGATGATTTGATTAAGCCTTTATACGGTACTCTGAATGATGACGGGTTCAGACAGTATCGAACGGCCTATTGTGAGATCCCGAAGAAGAACGGGAAAACAGAATTATGTGCCGCGCTTGGCCTTTATATGTTGACGAATGATGATGAGGAAGGCGCTCAAGTATATTGTGCGGCGGCAGATCGTGAACAGGCCACTCTGGTATATCAGGCGGCATCGGCAATGGTTCGCAATTCAGATGAATTGTCAGAGCGGTTAAAGTTTTTGGATTCACGCAAGGAAATCAGATACAGTAAAAAGAACAGTTTCTTGAAGGTTTTATCTTCTGAATCATATACAAAGCACGGAATCAATCCCTCGTGTGTTATCGTTGATGAAATCCACGCACACCCCAACGGCGACCTTTACGAAATTCTGACATCCGGCACGGACTATGCCCGCCGACAGCAAGTTGTTTTAGTTATCACTACCGCCGGCATCTATGACAAAAATTCAATCTGGTGGAAACTCCGCACCCGGGCGCAACAGGTCAAGGCCGGGATAATCGAAGACCCGCGCTTTCTTCCTGTCCTGTATTTGGCTGATCCCGAGAAAGACGATCCGGCAGACGAGGAACTTTGGAAACGTGTCAATCCGTCCCTGGGGCAGATATTCACCCTTGATAAAATCAGACAGGACTATGAAGAGGCGAAGAACGATCCCGCCGACTTCCAGAACTTCCTCCGTTTTCGGCTTAATATTCCCATTAAAAGCCTTTCGCGGTTTATTCCTATGGACAAATGGGATAATTGCAATGCACCTATTGACCTGGAATCGCTTAAAGGGCGGCCTTGCTATGGCGGCCTTGACCTTGCGTCTAAAAACGACCTAGCGGCATTTGTGTTGATTTTCCCGCCGGTAAATGAAGGCGACCCGTACGACTGCCTGGCACATTTCTATTGCCCGGAAGAGGGAATCTTAAAACGGGCGCGTGTGGACAAGGTTCCCTATGACATCTGGTCGAAGCAGGGATTTATCACGGCCACGCCGGGGAATGTAGTCGATTATGACTGGATCAAGAAAGACATATTCGAGGCGGCGAAATTATATGACCTTCGGGAAATAGGCTTCGACTCATGGAATGCCCAGGCTACGGCTACCGATATTATGAACGAACTGAATCCGTCGGGATACGATGGCGGCTTTCAGATGGTGGAGTGTCGGCAGGGGCCGAAGACATTCAATGAGCCAATGAAAGACCTACTGGTTAAACTCATGTCCGGGCAGATCAGGCATGGCGGCCATCCGGTATTGAGATGGAACGCGGATAACCTTGTGGCGCGTAAAGACGCAAACGGGAACTTCGCGCCTGATAAGGAAAAGGCAGTGGATAAGATTGACGGCATGGTGGCGATGTTTATGAGTTGGGGAAGGGCGATGTTCACGAAGGGCGCCGTCCTATCCATTTACAACGACCTGACAGACGAACAAATCAAGCAAAGGCTGGCATTCTAAGGAGAAATCATGGGCGAAGTTAAGAGATATTTTGGAGGCAAGGAACCACAAATGAAGACGTTGGCGCCGGGGCAGCAGATACAGGTTGACTTGAAGAACGCGACTCCGAGGGTATGTGATTGCGGGTGCAAGTATTTCATGCCGGTTATTGCCGTTTATACCGTGTCGGCTTTGGTGTCGCCTACCGGTCAGGAATTGACCGCACAACAGCCTTGCTTAATATGTAAAGACTGCGGGGAACTTTTGAAATGACATCATTGCCGAACAAAGAACTGTTGCGTGTTGACGAAGTGGCGGCTTATTTTTGTGTCGCCCGGTCAACGGTTTATTTATGGATTGAGCATGGCATTTTAGTTGCGGAAAAGTATCGCGGTGTTATTCGCGTTCCGCGTGAATCGGTTGAAACGTGCCGGTTAAAAAATAAACTTACACCTTTGGAATAACAAACTGTCCGATGCTTCCATATAGCACATTATTTTCCATCCGTTATTTCTAAAAATCTTAATCATAAGATATTCTGCAATCACAGAAGTTAAGTTTTTGCACTTACACTTATGTGAGACGAATTGAATTTACTAAACAGATTCAAGCAGGCCATCGGTTACTTAAAGGCGTTGGGGTTAAACGACCCTAAGGCGTGGTCTTCGTCTATCTGGAATATAGCGGGCACGTCCGTTGCCGGTGAAACAGTCACGGAAGAAACAGCCCTAACCAATTCAGCAGTTTACAACGCAGTCTCTCTTATCTCCGGTACAATCGGCGCTCTCCCGCTTCACCTCATGCAGAAAAAAGGCGACAAGAAACGAATCGCCGACGAAAGAACGGTTTATAGCGTCCTGCACGATTCGCCCAATCCATTTATGACAGCTATGGCTTTCCGTGAGGCAATCATGGCCCATGTTCTGCTGTGGGGAAACGGTTACGCCGAAATCGTCCGCAATGGTTACGGTGAAGTTGTTGAACTTTGGCCGATCACGCCGAACCGCGTTTCCATCGGAATGGAAAGCGGGAAAGTATATTACACGATCAACATGGGCAACCAGCCGGACGTTGTTTTGCCGCGTGAAAAGGTTCTGCATATTCCCGGCCTCGGCTTTGACGGATTCCAGGGGTATTCAGTCGTGGCGATGGCCCGCAAGTCATTCGGCCTCGGCATGGCGATGGAATCTTACGGCGCGAAATACTACGAAAACGGGACGCATCCCGGCGTGATCGTTTCCCACCCCGGCACATTAAAAGACCCCGCTAAACTTCGGGAAGCCCTGACCTCGGCTTACTATGGCCTTGGACAATCCAATCGCCTTATGCTGTTGGAAGAGGCGATGAAAATTGAACGGGTGACAATCCCAAACACGGACGGGCAATATTTAGAAAGCCGTCAATTCGCCGTGACAGAGGTTGCCCGTTGGTTTAATCTGCCACCCCACAAAATCAAAGACTTAACGAAATCATCTTTTAACAATATCGAATCAGAGCAGATTTCTTTCGTAACCGATTCAATCCTCCCGTGGCTTGTCCGACTCGAACAGAACTACAACTTACAGATACTCGACAAGTATGACCGCGATCTGTCCGGGCGCGGGCGATACTACTTCAAGCACAGCGTTGAAGGTTTGTTGCGCGGGGATGCGGCCAGCCGTGCGGCGTTTTACACGGTGATGCTGGATCGTGGCGTTTTCTCAATCAATGAAGTGCGTGAACTGGAAGACAAAGACCCGGTTGAGGGCGGCAACATTCATCTCGTGCCGCTGAATATGACAAGTCTTGAATATGCCGGTAAGCCGCCCGTTGCTCCTGCACCGGCACCGCCGGAGAAAGGAACGGTACCAGACGATACACAAGGAGGGAAAAAACCATGAAGAAATGGTTTGAGATTATCGATAAGGCAGATAGGGCGGAAGTTTGGATTTATGAAGAGATCGGCGAGGACTTCTGGTCCGGCGGCGGGATTACCGCAAAGGGATTCCAGAAGGAACTATCCGACATCAAAGCCTCACAAATCGACCTTCACATTAATTCTCCCGGCGGACTCGTCTTCGATGGAATAACGATTTTCAATTTACTCAAACAGCATCCGGCGAACGTAACCACTTACATTGACGGGTTAGCGGCCTCTATCGCCTCAGTCATCGCGCTTGCTGGCGACAGGGTGATCATGGCCGAAAATGCCCTGTTCATGATCCACAAGGCATCCGGCATGGTGTATGGCAACTCCGATGACATGCGGGACTTTGCCGAAAAACTGGATAAGGTGAACTCTTCAATAGCCACGACCTACATATCCAAAACCAAAAAAGACGAAAAGGAAATCGACAATCTGATGAGCGCCGAAACGTGGTTGACGGCCGACGAAGCCCTCGAAATGGGTTTTGTCGATGAAGTGGCCGGTGAAATCGACATGGCCGCCTGCGCAAAGTTCATCCCCATCATGGCGAAGGCGGGATTCAAGCATATCCCGAAAGATATAGCAGATAAGAAAAGTGTACCAACGGCTAGGGAAGCGGAAAAAGCCTTACGGGACGTGGGCTTTAACCAAAAACAGGCCAAAGCAATTCTCTCGGAAGGATTGAAGGACAGTCAGCGGGACGTTGACCAGCCTTTATCCGATCCACCTCCGGTAACTCAACGGGACGTTGAACAGCCGGAAATTATGCAGGGCGGGTTATCCGACTTGACCGCGACATATTCTAAAAAATTATTGAGTTAAAAAGGAGATTAAAAAAATGAAAACAGTCCCTCAGTACAGGAAGGAAATAAAAGACGCTATGGAGCTCGTTTCGGCCATCACCGCAAAAGCGGCAACCGAAAACCGCGATCTGACGGTTGATGAAGTCAGTGGAATCAACGAAATCAACGCAAAAATTAAACAGACCCAGGACATGGTTTCGGCATTGGAAGACAGTGAAATTCTAAACGCAGCCATGAATGCGCCCGCAGCGCCCGTTACAGTGGAACGCAGACCGGCATTGTCGGCAGTGCAGGCGGACAAGGAAAAATTTAAAACCATTGGCGAGCAGTTGTTTGCAGTCGTCCGGGCTGCACAGCCCGGCGGCCATGCTGATCCGCGTCTGTTCAATGCTGCAACCGGCCTCAATGAATCCACGCCATCTCAGGGCGGATTACTGGTTCAGCAGGATTTCAGTAACGAGTTATTGCAACAGGTTTATCAGACCGGCGTTCTGGCTCCCCGTTGCCGCAGAATGCAGATTTCAAGCAATTCCAACAGTATTAAAATTAACGGCGTAGATGAGACTTCCCGTGCATCAACTCGTTTCGGCGGTGTGGTTGGATACTGGAAAGACGAAGCGGCCCTCAAGACAGCCAGCAAGCCGAAATTCCGGCAGATTGAATTGAACCTCAAGAAGCTGATCGGCCTTTGCTACGCGACCGATGAACTCTTACAGGATGCGGCGGCGCTCGAATCTTTCATTCGCAAGGCATTCCCTTCTGAGTTCGGTTTCCTTTTGGATGACGCCATCATCAACGGAACTGGCGCAGGGCAGCCCCTAGGCATTTTAAATGCCGGTTGTCTTGTTTCAGTTACGAAAGAAGGCGGACAGAAAGCGGATACTTTGGTCTGGGAAAACGTGGTCAAAATGTATTCCCGCTTATTCGCGCAGTCCCGGAATAACGCCGTATGGCTTATCAATCAGAACGTGGAACCGCAACTCATGCAGATGAGCATGGCAGTCGGCACGGGCGGCGTACCGGTTTATTTGCCCGCTGGCGGCGCGACGGCTGCACCTTATGCCACCCTGTTTGGGCGTCCGGTTATTGCCATCGAACAGTGCCAGACATTGGGCGACAAGGGCGATATTATTTTCGCAGACCTCGGTGGATATATCCTCGCAGAAAAGGGCGGAATTCAGGCTGACATGAGCATTCACGTTCAGTTCGTTTATGACGAATCGGTCTTCCGTTTTGTTATGCGTGTGGATGGTCAACCCGCAAGAGCATCAGCACTGACCCCCTATAAGGGCAGTGATTCCCTGAGTCATTTTGTCACGCTGGATGCCAGAGCCTAACCCATAACCGGGGAGGGCTTACCTCCCCATTTTCAAGAAGGAGGATTAACATGAGTGGATTCAATTTAGCAGAAGCGGGGCATCTGGTTCAGCTTTGGGAGCCAGCCAATCATACAGGGGCGGAAGCAACAAAAGTTATTAGCATGGAAAACTACAGTCACCTGACCGCCATTATCAGTTACGGTGCGACACCGGCTGCCGATGGTCTGATCCTGGTCGAGTCATGCGACAACCTGACCCCGACGACCCACACGGAAATAGTCTTTGATTATTACGAGTGCATCGTTGATTTCGAGGGAGCGCTCGGCGACGTGATGAGTGTCAAGAAGTCAGCGGCAGTCACCGGCATGGTGCCGACGGCAGTTGCAAATATTATGTACATCATTGAATTGGAAGCCTCACAGCTCATAAGCGGTCATATTGGATTCAGATTCAGCCAGGCAAACCCCACGGGTGATTCAATCATGTCCGCAGTCGCCATCCTGAGCGGCTCCCGTTATAAAGCACCGGCAACACCGACGGTTATCGCGTAACATTAACCAGGGGCGGGAGAAATCCCGCCTCATAACAAGGTCGGTCTGGAAAGATGACTGATCCACTTCCAAAGGAGGAAGAAATAAAATGAATTATAATCCATCAACAATAGCAAGAATAGGCGATTTGGTAAACGGTATCCGTGTGGATACGTCCGCTCTAGCCGCCGCAACGTATATGCTCACAGGCCCGACGCAGACTGAAATTTTTGACGTTATCGGGCGGATTAAGATTCACGAATTATTCGGAGAAGTGGCGGTAGCCGCCTTTTCTAATCATGCCTGTGTGTTATATTATACCTACACATCAACATCTCCGGTGATAGCAGTGGCCGCATTATCCGCCGCAAGCGCGTCAGTTGCGCAGTTAGCAGTGGGCGAAAGAATTGCGTGGATAGGTGGAGCCGTTGCAACAGCAACAGTTCTCACGGCAACACCTGGCATTACGGATGTTGCCCGCATCCCGCAGATTGTCGGCGTAGATGCGGGAGTGGGTACGATTGGAATCAATACGGCAACTGCCAGCATTACCGGAACGGCAACCGTGAAATTCTCGATTTTCTATACCCCGATGTCTGATGGAGCTTATGTAACAGCGAAACTGTAACAATACTAAGGCGGGGTGCAATTCCCCGCCGCTTCCAAATATTAGGAGGAAGTTATGTCGTATATTCTAGAAACAACAATCAAAAGATTTATAGGACTATCAACGGATACAAAGCCAACGGGTGTTCAGCCTGGTTCTTATTACTGGTGTTACGATACCGGGACGCTGTTAAAAACATATGATGGCGATAACTGGATGGCTTACAGCGTGAACAGCGTTGTTCAGCCGGGAACGGTTGACCTTCATAACGGTGCGGGCGCTAGAGACTTGTTCACCGCAACGGGCGGTTCGGTTTACGTCGAATATTTTAGCCTGACACTTCCTCATGTGAGCGTAGCCGATGATGTTGGTGGAATAACAGGTATTTCAGTTCAAACAGACACGACAACAGTTATCACCTTGGTCGCTGCTGCCAATGCTCTTGTGGCAGCCTTAACACCGGATAAGGTTTACACCTACGCGACGCCATTCGCGTTGCCGGTCGGGAAGAAGATTCAGTTGACCATTGTCGGCGGTACGGCTGACGCTGATCCTACGACTTGTATTACTTCGTGCCGGTACAGAAGTATTAATCCCGCGGGGTACCTCGCTTAAAGGAGATCAACTGAAATGAGCCAGGAAGTTTGCGGATTACACGTGCAGTTGATGGATACCATCGACAGGATTGAGACAAAAGTGGACGCGATCTCCGTGCGTCAGACCGAATACATTGCCAAGACGGTGAAGATCGAGGGGATTGTCACCAACGGATTGGCCGGCAACGTCAAGTATATGCGCGATAGATTGGACAAGTTTTGTGATGAAGCCGAAAAGCGGTTTATCGAGATCGAGAAATTTTCCTGGTTCCGTCAGTGGATGACGGGACTGCGCGACAACCTATTTCAAAACCTTTTACGCCTGATCCTGATCGGCGGCGGCATTTACATGGTGGTTTGTTTCGGCAACGAGATCGTCAAGGGGCTGATGAAATGACTCTTTACGAACTGATCGAAAAACACGAAGGCAGGCGCTATAAGGCGTACAAGTGCAGCGCAAACGCCGACACGATTGGAGTGGGCCATAATCTTGTCAATGGATTACCGGCGGATATAGAAGCCTACTACAAAAAGAATAAAAAGATCACTGATGAAATGGTTGACCGACTGTTAGAAGCTGACGTTCGTCAAGCCGTTGCCGACTGCCACGTTTTATTTCCAGAGTACGACCACTTTTCAGAGGCCCGGCGAATGGCGCTGGCTGACTTCGTGTTTCAACTTGGATTCACCAGAGCGCGTAAATTCATTCATTCCATCGCGTGTATCAATACCGGGCGCTGGGAGAAAGCCGGAGAGCAAATGCGTCAAAGCAAGTGGGCGACAACCCAGACCCCGCAGCGGGCGAAAGAGATCATCGAAATGATCGAGGTGGGATAATGGAACTTCATAACGGTGAAATCCTGTTAAGCAGGGAAGACGTGATGAACATCCCGGAAAGACTGCTGCCGATGGTTGTCCTATCCGATAACCTCCGCAGTTTCTTTTCTATGGCGATAAAAGCACACGAAACCGGGTGTTATAATCATCTAATGTGGCTGATCCGCCCGGGAGTGATAGCATCCCAAAACCTTACCTTCCAGGCGCAGCCGGTCAGGGATTACTTCAACGGCTTTCGTATGAAGTTCTGGCATTGCCCGACATGGACGGCAGAGCAACGGAATACGATCATCAACACGATTGAATCCGACCTTAAAAAACCGTGGTACAGGCGAATTTATGACTTCCCGGCTATTATCGGACAGGCGATAGGCATTACGTCCATTCAAACGCCGGGCATTGATATTTGCAGCGACAAGGCAAAATACCTTGAGCTTGTTGACCTCTATTACTGCCTGAAGCATCCAAGCCCCGAACAAGTAAACCACTGGCTCATGGAAAGGCGGGAGTATGAAGTGTATGGCCGGTATATCCCGGATTAAGGAGAAAGAAACATGAAAAAACTATTTTTGATTTTAGCAATACTTTTGATGTCGGTGACGTGCTTCGCACAGGCGCCCCAGACCATCGGCCAGGTTCTTGTTTTTGAATGGGAACAGGCGACTGAAGACTTGGGCGGCATATCCGGCTGGGCGCTGTATGAAAGCAATGTCAGCGGCAGCGGCTACACAAAGGTTCTGGACATTCCCTATACATCAGGCGCAGGCCCGACCTTCTCTAGTGAAGGCACGATTCTATTTTCCGGCGTGAAAGGCTCGACGGTCAACAAGTATTTCGTCTTGACGACCAAGAGTGCTGATCCTGCTTACGGGGAGTCGGAGTATTCCAACGAAGCGGTTGCGAGCGTGGTGATTCCGTTCGGCAGGCCGAGCAGCCCGTTTACTTTTAAGGTCAATGTGAAGGTGAAATAAT